CCCCGACTTTAAAAACTTCTTCTGGTTCCAATGTAGAAAGCTGGTACTGCTCAATATTCTTTTTTGCTGCATGGTTGATGTACTGGATGAAAATGGAAAGCCGGTTCTGGATGAAAATGGAAAAGTGAAAAAGAAAAGAAAATATGAATCTGTAACTGCTCCTACTATGGAAGAAGCCAAAGCATTAAAAATGCAGGTACAGGAAGCCTATAAAGTAAATCCTAATGAAATGACTATCATGGATGGTATTAATACTTATATAGCTTCTATCAGAGCCGTAGAGTCCCCTAAAACTATTGAAGGGTATGAAACTATAAGGGACAATGGTTTTCAGTCTATTATGGGCTTAAATATAAAAAGACTAGACAATACAATATTACAGAAAGCCATTAACGAAGAGTGCGGCCGAATATCAAAATCAAAGCGAAGTAAAGGTAAGCCTATATCTGCCAAGACTGTCCGTAATGAATGGGGACTGATTTCTACCGTAATAAAAAAATATAACCCTCAGTTCCTGATAAATGTTACTCTTCCATCACACGTTGCTCCGGTACATGAATTATCTTCTCCTAAAGTGATTTTTGATATGGTAAAAGGAACTGAAATAGAGTTACCGGTTCTTCTGGCTATGTGGCTTTCATTTACTATGTCTGAAATAAAAGGACTTACAAAATCTTCTTCTATCAAAGGTGATTACATTTACATTGATAAAGTTGTAGTACACACGAAAGATGGAGAAATTGAAAAGAATATAGCAAAGAATAAAAAAAGAAACCGAATGCATCGCATTCCACCATACATAAGGGAATTAATTGACAAAGTAGAAGGGGACAGACTTGTAGAATTAAGTGGTAAGGCAGTAGCAAATCGTTTTGTTTATCTGTTAGAAAAAAATAATTTACCACATATGTCCTTTCATGATCTGAGGCATGTCAATGCTTCTGTCATGTCCTTTTTATCCATTCCTACGGAATACGCTATGGATCGTGGTGGTTGGAGTTCTCCAAAAGTAATGCAGGGAACCTATATGCAGGTATATGATTCTGAAAGGATAAAGGTAGACAATACAATAGATAATTATTTTGAAAACGAATTTTTCACCCCCAAAGTCACAGATGAAAAATATAATGCATGGCTCACTTTATTTGATAAAACTGACTGTGAAGAGAGCAGGAAAGAGTACGAAAATTTTACCAATGCAACACGAAATGCAACACGATAAAAGAAAAAAGCCCTAAAACTAGGGCTTTTTAGAATGGACCAGACGGGAATTGAACCGGTCAAAATGTATTTTTAGTAAATGTTGATTTTAAGCCATTTCTTGTCAATCCCTTGTAAATACTGCATTCTTGATTATCAATATGAATAATATTTTTTTGATTTCAAGAGCAGTTTGCCACCAAATATAACACGATACAACACGAAATGCAACACGAATTTTAATTATAAAATCCTGCATACCCTATCCCATCGTTGCCCAGGTATTCTTTCCAACCACACCGTCTTTTGCGATTTCGCAATAACCTTGCCATTCAATAACAGCCTGTTTAGTCAAGACTCCAAAGATACCATCAATGGCTCCATGATAAATACCTTTCAATGAAAGAAATTTCTGCACTTCTTTTACATCCTCACCCCGGCTTCCCATTCGTAACACCGGCTTGTTCTGACCGCTCAAACCTGCTGATATACCACTGTGGCTTTCCGTAGCCACCATTTGCCCTTCTGTTTTCACCGGGGTAAGGAATAAAGCCTGTTCATCTTTTCTTCGTTTTACAAGCCCGTTTAAAGTTCTTCCTCCGGCTTTGGTATAAAGAAGAATCTTCTCAGCAATCACTTCTAGACTACGATTCTTGCACAGCGTTTTCAGATTTCCAACACCACAATTAAAGGTAAAAGAAACCAGTGCATCAAACTGGTTCTGGTTTAACTTTCTTCCCAAAGCATTGACCGCTCTCTCAGAAGACTTACAATCCTGACGAAGATATTCCTCTGCCTGTGCCTGGGTGATTCGCATTCCCTTTTTTACTCCGGCTGTATGTCCGTAACCTATGGTCCACTTTCCTGCCGGACACAGATAGGCTGTCAAATGACAGCCCTCAAATTTCTTGATTAAATTAATTCCCTTTTCTGATATATTCATTCAGCACCTCACATCCTTTGGCAATTGCATAACAACCAATCCCCAATATACTTCCTGCTCCAATTACTGCCAAAAATACAATTATTCCCCACATTCTCTACTCCTCCTGTACTTCCGGAAGTCCTCCCAGACTGGTTACCACAGACAAAATACCTGATAATGCAGATGCAGAAAATACCATTTTCCAATCCACACTTCCCATTGTAGCTGCCGTTCCCACAGTTGCTACAAAGGTCTGTGCTGCTGTTTTCACCGCTCTTACCGCGGCTGCCTTAATCCATTTCTTTGTATCTACCGATACACTAAAAACATTGTTCTGAAACATTTTTCTTTCCTCCTTATTTAAAAATAGTTGTCACAATATACCCCATCAAGCCACTAACCAAAGCGGTAATAATAACAGTAGTCAAAGTGTTCCAGTGTTTCGCCGGCTCATTTTCCAAAACCTCAATCCTGGAAAAAATTCTTTCCTGTGTTTTCCGGTAACGCTCCTGCTCCTTGATCATGCTCTGCATATTGATGGCAAGCTCCTTCACAGACAAAGCCAGTTCCTGAATCACTTGTGTCTGTTCCTCCAAATCATCTACCCGATGTTTTAAAGAACCAATCTCTTTTCCATACTCTGCCAATTTTACAGCCATTTCCTGCTCTGTCATTTTTCTGCTTCCTCCTTTTCCTGATATAAAAAGAACCGGAGACTCCTTTTACAGAAGTTCCCGGCTCTTTGGCTCTAAAGAAAATATTTAATTGTTTAATACCTCCTCCACTGCTGTTTTCCAGCGTGGCGGCACATCCTCAATTGTCATCAGACCTTTTTTAATTCTTTTCACATAGAAATTCACCATAATTATTCACCTCCGATAATTTCCGCCAATTCCACAATCGCTCCATCCTGAATTTCCTGCCCCACTTTCAGTGCTTCTACTTCTTCCCTTAACAGCTCCACTTCTGTTTTCTGTCTTAACTTGAAACGTGTAAGAATGGTTCCATCTGCCTGTACCACTGAGGTTTCGCTTTCAAGAACAAGGTTGGCATATTCTCCAAGTACCACATCTTCACTGTTTCTAATCTGCACAGCTTTGAGATTTTCCATGGTCAGTAAATCCCATGTGGCAATCATCTCTTCCTTTGTGGCTGATACCACCATCATATCCGACAAACCGGAACCTGTTTCGATTTGTATTTTGTTTTCGTCCTTTAAAACCAGATATTCCATTTTCTTCTTCCTCTCTTTCTATTTATTGACTGCACCATATCCCTGCGCTGTTTTTTCTCCGGTATTCAAATACTGCATATCCGGATTGATTTCAAAAAATTCCTGATATTTTCTCATATATCCCGGATTCACACTTCCTCTTGCGATTTTCTCCAACCACTCTTCATAAGATTTGGTTATGTAGTGATTTAACTGATAAAACCCGGTTACTTTTTCACTGTCATGCTCCAGGTGCTTGCTATTCAATCGTATTTGCGGAACATAGCTTGCAAAATGACTTACCCGGTTAGACTGTGCAAAGAACTTTCCGCCATGTTTCTCTTCTCCCCAATCGGTTTCCACAGTGAATCGCTCTCTTACCGGAAGAGAAGTTTTTTCCTCCTGTCCGTTTGCTGTAAAGTGTTTCCACAAACATTTCACACTGGAATATGCAGCATTTTCTTCCAAAAACTCTTTCAAAGTTTTATTCTGTTCTTTGATATGAATGAACTCATCCACATCCATACATATAAACCATTTCGTTTCCGGTCCATAGTTCTGCAGCCAGTCGTTACAAGTATCCTGCTGGGTATGTGTGCTAGTTTTCCACGGGATAATTGTCAGCTTGTCCAAATATCGATATTTGATCCTCTCCAAATATTCTCTAACTGAGACAACGGACTCATTATCATAAATGTAGAAATGTTCCACACCCATTGTTTCAATGTGATAATCCAGCCATTCTTCTATATAATCATTTTCATCACGAACAGCTGTTACAACGGAAAGAAAATATTTATTAGACAGTTCCTTTTCTTCCTTTTCAAATTTTTCTACTACTTTCTTTTGTCTTTTTTCTTCATACCCGGACCAGTAATCTTTTTTTCTTTGTAAAATCTCCTCCAACTGCTGCCGATTCATTCTTACGGTGGCTGCTGCCTCTTCCGTAGACTTTCCTTCCAACACACAATCCATGAAAATCTTCTGTTCTTTTGCTACTTTTTCACGATAACTAAACTCCTGTTTTTCCAGTTCGTCTATTTCCTCGTTTTCACTGTCCTTTTCTTCTTTTTCTACCATTATTCCATCTTCATAATACAGTTTCTTGAAATCCTTCTCATTTCGTAGTTTCTCAAACTCCTCGTCGTCTATGATAATAATGTCTTTTGTGATGGTTGGAATAATTGTATTAAATCCCAAAACTTTCCCTGTTACTTCGTCAATAATCAACTGTACCATTTTTTCTTCCTCCTATGGCATCAAATCAATTTCTGATATATGAATATTTCTGGATGTAGCCGTCAACTTAAGATATGCAGCTCCGGATGCAACCCCACAACTGTTAACGCTGACCCCAGTTAAGGTCAATGTAATACTCTGACTATATGGAGTTTCTATTGTTGCACAGTTTGTATATTCACCAGAGCAGTCGTTCGTTTGGGAAGTAGACAACAAAACATCTGCTACAAAAGGTTTTGCAAGATAATAGTCGCTCGGATTTACCACATATCCCATAATTCTGAATAAAAATAACGCCTCATAATTTCCCGAACCTCCGGAAACTACATTGCATCCTATATTACAACCTGCTGCATGAAAAACTCCGTTTATAACACTCTTTACATAATCACTGTACTCGGTGAATAAAATCTGGTGATAATCATATAGACAAAAGTTTCCTCTTACTAATGGTAATGGCGGTAACACCGCAAGCGTTTGAGTTGTAGTTCCAGCCCTTTTTACATAAATATTGGAACTATAAATATTATTAAACGGTTTGGAAATTGTACCTATATCTATCGAATACCCCGATAAAAGCGGTATCAATGCTCTATACTCCATCTTAATACCATACCGCTCATAATTTGAGGCAATAATCGCATTCTGCGTCCCCATATATCTCCAATATGTACCATCATAGATAAAAGAATGATACACTCCGGAAGGAATATAATACATTCTTGTTCCATCCATGTAATACATTGCTTTTGCACCCGTGGAAGATACATTTAAGGTAGCTGAACTGGAAGTATTGGTATAAGAAAACTTCACATGTACAACGGCTCCTACTTTCAAATTAAAATCAGAAATCGTCACAACTTTGTCTGCTGTGGATGCAGATGTAGTGCAGGTTCCGACATAATAATCATTACCTGCACCGTTTTCTTGCAAAGCTGTGATTTTGTCATTCAGTTCTTTACCCATAGTGGCATCTAAAGGACTTCCGACTATTGTGGTAAGGAGGTTTGCAATTGGTGCCACATTTGGTACATTATCTAACCCTATCTGCTCTTTGGTGACGTTATGAGGATTATTTGCCCGGTCTAAGTGGTCATAATATTCTGTATATCTGTCACGTACTGCATTTGCATACGTTTCTGCTTCTGCACCATAAATTTCCGCTTTATTTGCTGAGTCTCGTGCCTGCTCTTTATAGTATTTTGCATTGTCCGTATCTTCTCCATCTCTGCTTCCGGTACCACCAGCTGCATAACTCTTTGCTAATATGGCATTACCTTCTGCATCCACAAATAAAGTCTGTGTATCTCTTAACAACTCACTAATGTCCTTTAAACGCAAAAGCAAAGTTTCCGGTGCTATACTTATTACCCTTAAATCCAATTCTTCCAATGCCTTACTTATCGCATTCAGATTATCCGCATTTAAAGCCGGTGGCATATCATTTTGAAAATCTATTCGCTCATATAATTTATCCATTTCCTTCCTCCTAGAAAATATTCAGAGTGCCGTTAATATAACTATCTGCCAAACTCTGTATCCCTTTCATTTGTCTCTGAAGTATATAGGTGGTATATGTTCCATTATCAGTGGGTATTTCAATTTCATCACCCGTTTCGAGAAAAGGAAGTCCCACACACCACATTTCAAAAGGAAACCATGTCATATTCTGCATTTTTTCAATCATATTATCTGCATAAATTCCAACTTCTTCCTCAGTCCATACAAAATTTTTAAATAGCCAGTTATCAGACATATGATAATCTGTATTTCCATCATTATTAATGGTCCGCTGAAGTACTTTCTCAATTTCCGCACCTTCTGCATCCACGGTTTTATAGGTAACAATTAAATATCGAAACTTCTTCACATTATCATTTTCCACCCATAACTGCTGAAATGTACTTTTTTTAGCTCTGATAGACAATCCCTTAGGATACAAATCTCTTTCCGGATACAAAATTTGCGCCGGTAAAAGTCTTTTATTATTCAATTCCACTCCACTAAATAAATCTGTTATTCTATCCAAACGCCCAAACAAACATCGCGTTTCATACACTGCTGATTGTAATTTTCTAATTGTTATATCTGATAATTCTTCCATTACCGCAGATGTCAGCCTATACTTCTCTATTGGTGCTAATATCTTATGAGTGCAATCAACGACATTCACTTCTGAAATAAATTGTTCATATAAATTATTCATTGTTTCTCTTTCTGCCTCCGTAATGTCCGGATCCGAAGAGTTTCCACCTGTTACCTTTACCGGAATAGTTATAGATACCCCTTTCCTTATATTCGTAATGTAATCTGTTATCACATCCTCTTCCGCCTTACCAAACTTTAATTCTAAAATTTTTTCTCCGGAAGTTGATATTATGTCTGCACCCCCTCCTACAGCTCTTGCACCATTAAAATTTGTTTTTGCATATTCCTCAAACGAATACACTTCACCGTTTGCTATCGTATAACGTGATGCTGAAACAATACCTTTATCCTTTAATTTCTGACGTATCTGTTTTGCATAGATACGAAAAGAAAAAAAATCATCTTCACTAAATCCCTTAGGTATAATATATCCATTGACTGTATGAATATAATAATATCCTCCCGTAGTCGTTCCGTCTGCATATGCTACCGGAACAGCAATTTTGTTATAACTACGTCCGGAAATTGCCGCACTATATTCTGTCTCCTCTTCAAATACTTCTTCAATTGAATATCCTTGAAGTAACATTTTAAGTAATGTGTGTACGGATAATTTATTAGTTACACCACACTCTCCTGCGTTAACAAGTTCTTTTACCAATTCATCTGCCTTTGCATCCAGATACTCACTATATAATTTGTTATAGCAGGAACATTTCCTAATGCCTGTGGAAAACTGCATGGCACACTCTCTTACCTCAAAGAAACCTAATGATATGGAATGCCACTGTAAACTGCCATCTTTTTCCTTATACTGTACATCTATATATGCATGTATTCTTCTTCCCCGTATATCCGGGAAACCAAAATATTCAAACTGAAGCTGACACCCTTCACAAAGTCCAAATTTAATCGTATCTTCTGAACATAAACGCTCATCAATACTAACAGACTCACTTACTAGATTATTGTTATCAATGGTAAATTCTTCCTCACCATTCTCATCCAATATGATAAAACGATAATTTTTCAGATAGCTGCCATCTTCCAAAGCCTCTTTCACTCTTGTAGGTACTTCAATCATTATCGTTCCTCCACTTCCACTCCAAAAATATCCATTGTATCTGTGTGTTTCTTCGTAATAATCTTCGCATATGCATTTAAAGTTCTATACTCAGCTTTATTAGTTATCCAGCAAGTAATCAACAATACATTATTTTGGGTGTTTTCCTTTATCAATTCTAAAAACTCAACTGAACTCATTCCTAGGCGAGCATCACAAATAACATTAAAGCTACCCTTCACTTTACTTTTCACATATACTCTGTGTTTTTGTTTATTTCCATCTTCCCACTCTAAAAAACTATCTTCTGCTTCCATAACATAAGAATTATTCTCTATTTTGGAAGTTAAATCTGTAGAACCAATCATTACTAACATTGTGATTCCTCCTACACTTTTACGCCTGTAAGTAACTGATTATTTCTAGCCTCAGACTGCATTGCCCGAAACAATCTCTTTACATCTCCTTCCAAAGTAACAATAACCTTGGTTGGATTTTCAGAAATAGCTTTAGCTAATTCCAACACTGCATCTGAATTTACTCCATTTCCGTTTCCTTGTCCGGCTGTTGCATTTAATGCAAAGTCCCCCATATTAACCTTTGTCAGTTTCTGTAATGCATTCTCGACATTAGCAGAGCTTTGTGTAATCCCTTGGGCAAATCCTTCTGTTACAAATTCACCAATTTTAATAAATTCTTTTGAGGGACTTGCAATACCTAAAAATTCTTTCACAGCTCCTAATGCTTTTTTCCCAACTTCTTTGGCTGCATCTCCAATAACATCCAATCCACCTAACAACCCATTCTTAATACCCTCAAGAATATTGGTTCCAACTTCCAACCAATCAATTTTAGAAAATTCATCCTTTATTGTTACAATAATATCCCAGACAGCACTCACAACATCCGGAATGGCAGAAATAATACCAGCTATTAACTCGCTAATAAGAGAAATTCCACTTTCTAATATTTGTGGAAGATTCTTCAATATCGTTTCTGTAAACTGAGCAATCGTCTGAATCGCCGGTTCTGCAATCGCAGGAAGATATTCTGTAATACCATTCACTAACTGCAATAATAATTCTGTTCCCGCAGCCCAGATAATCGAAAGATTTTCCATGCAATAAGCTGCAAACTGACCAAGTAATTCTCCGGCAGTTGTTAGCAAGGTAGGAATTGTCTGCAAAATTCCTTCTACAATACTCGTTACAATCTGTATTCCCTGATTCAGAATGGTAGGTAAACTTTCCTGTATCTGCTCTGCCAATACAGTGATAAAAGAACCTTCTGCACCCAAGATTTCACCTGCATTTAATTCCAGACTTCCCTGCAATTCTCTCAATAGATTCATCCCAACTTCAGACCAATCCGTTGTAAGCAATGCTTTTCCAAACTCACTCATTAAATTCCACGCAGCTTCTAACAGATACGGAATATTATAAACAATCGTATCTGCCAATCCGGTTACCAGGTTAATCCCTGTTTGTACCATTTCTCCAGCATCAATATTATTTATGGTTTGAACAACTAAAGTAAACAATCCATCCAATATATCAGGCAGAGTAGATAGAAGACTTTTTGCCATAGGAAGTACATTGCCAAACAAAAATGTCTGAAACGTCTCCTGTAATGCAAACAGTTCTGAACTTATGTCTTCTCCTAACGTCAATTTTCCAAGCAGATTTGTGGCTGCTGCTTTCATAGATGCCAATGCACCTGAAAAGGTGGTTGCTCCTTCTTTGGCAGTGGTTCCTAACTGTTCATATACCTCTGCCGAACTTCTTCCGGTTCTTTCTATAATCGCTGCTGCTTCCTCTGCCGTTCTTCCTGATATGCCCATTTCTCCCTGAATAACATGAATAGCCTCATACACATCACTGAGATTACTAATGTCATAAGAAACTCCGGAAAAAGCCTCGGCATCAGCAAGCAATCTTTCCATTTCCTTTTGAGTTCCACCATATCCCAGTTTCAAATTATCCAACATAGTATAATTCTGTTTTGCAAATCCCTGATATGCATTCTGAATAAGTTCCATGCTGGTTCCCATTTTATTGGCATTATCCGACATATCTACCAAAGCAGTATTTGCCGCTTCCGAAGCCTTAGCAGTATCGCCTCCAAGACTTTGCAATAAAGAAGCAGAAAAGCCAGTAACACTTTCCATATATTCATTCGCAGATAATCCCGCAGTCTTATAGGCTTCGTTTGCATACTGTTTTACAATATCAGCACTTTCTTTAAATAAGGTATCCACACCACCGATACTCTGTTGCAAATCAGCTCCTTCACTAAAGGCATCTGAAATTACTTTTCCTATCCCCAGTGTTGCCATTACTTTGGTAAAGCTCCCCACTAGACTGCTCCCTAATGTTGTGCCTGCTGTTTTTCCTGCACCTGGTACTTCCTCTCCCAGTATTTCACTGATTTTCTCCTTCATTCCTTGTGCAGAAGGAATAATCTGCACATACGCTTTTGCCAGTTCTGTTGCCACTTTATCCTTCTCCTCTCAGAATACTTGCACGGAATTTTTCAAACTCCTCACCGCAGGAAAATCCTTTGGATACCTTCTCTTCACTGTGCCCCAAAATCAGTTCTGGCATATTTATTCCCTCTACTCCATCCTTTGTTTGCCGCCATAGTAAAATTGACAGCCGATCCACGATAGCTGCCAACAGATAAACATCCGGCTCAAACTCCATTCCTGCAAGTTTCATTTTTATTCTTGAATTCGCCCTTAAGCCAATAGATAAGGCCGCTACCGTTTGTGCCGGGAGCGACCTATAATCAAAAATTCCATATGTTTCAGCCAGGTCGCAAATTAATGCATCTCGGTCTGTATTTATCATATTGGCAAGGGCCATTAGTTTTTTAATTCTTTACTCACTTTAAACATCTGTTTCACTTCTTCTACCAACAAATCAATAGGAACTCTTCCATCTTCTGTTCGCAGATGGTCATAAAGTCTTTTCTTTTCCTCTGCTCCAAGCAACGCAACCAGCACTTTAGGAAGTGCTGTAACATCTCCCCGGTCTACAGTTGCCAAATCTTCTATCAGTTCCATGTTATTCATTGCATTTTCACTAAGCTGAAACTCAAATCCACTTTCTGTTTTTCCTGTTAACATATACCTTACCTTTTCTTTCTATAATTTTGAGCACTCTTTATTCCTATACCTTACTCTTCTGTTTCTCCTGTTGTTTCTGTTACTTTCGCTATTTTTTTCAGATATTCATAATGGGTTTGCCCATCTTTATCCGGTACCGCTGTAATGGTAATATTATAGCCAATGGCACTGGAATCACTGTACTCAATCTCTGCAATTTCAG